AATTTCTTTCTTAATCTTTGTACAAATTTTGTAAATTTAAGTTCATCTCTAGTAATTTCTGAGGCTCTGCCCATATTAAAACCAGAGTTACTTTCTAATCTACTAACTGGTACATTTAAAGAACGATAAAGTTTACTTCTAAAGTATTCAATATCGTTAATTTCTCCTAGATTTTGACCGCCAGGCAAAGTAGTAATATCAGTACCTCTTCCACCTTCTCTACTCGGTAACCAAAAATCTTCCAACATTGACATATAGTTTCTGTCATCTCTGATTTCTCCTGTTGAGGCGTCATAAACAAGTTTATTTCTATATCTTGCCATAACATCTCGTAAGTATTGTTCAGCTTTTACTTTAGGTAAATTACCTACATCAATCTTAAATATTCTTCTTTCAGGTGCCCTTGCAATTCTGTAAATAACAGTTGCGTCTTCAATCATTCTTAATTGATTGACAGGCTTAATTGCTTTGTGCATATAAGATAAGACCATATTTTTAGTTTGGTCAATTAATCCTGACGGACAATAAGCAATTGTATCTGGTGCAATTTTAATACCACCAGATGTAGAGTTGATTACACCTTTTTCATTGAATAGATAATATTCAACAAACTCATCAACTACTGAAAGCATATTAGGACCTGTAACTCCTTCAGGTCTTTTCTTTCTTACTTCTCTAATTCTTTTGATTTTACGAGGGTCAAGGTATTTTAATTCTGTAATACCTTTTGTAGTAGCATTTCTATCAATAACTTTTTGATAAAAAATTCTACCATCTACATACCATCTTCTAAAAATGTCATGCCCTTTAGTGTTAAACTGCATAAGTCGTAACACTTCTTTAAATTCATTCTCAATTTTTCTACGAACATCTTTACCATAAGGTAAATTATTAACATTTACTCTTACAGCCTCTCTGTTTTCATTAGCCACAATTGCTTCATTGACAATATCTTCGATTGCCAAGTCGCACTCGGGGTGTAATGAAATTTCTCTATACCTTCGGATTAAATCAGCTTCAGTTTTGGCGGTACCTTCCATATCAAGGTACTGACCAAAATAGCCACCAGCGGCGATAGTTTGTGTACCATCATCCGCTGGAGCCGTTGTAAAGCTTTGTTTTGGATCCGACTGTTGTTTGAGTCGTGTTATAGAAAATCCAAATAGTTCAGCCATTATATTTTTCCTCTTTTGTTAGTAATACTTATCCGCTTAAAAATTAAGTGGTTGTGTTACTTTCAAAGTATTGATAACGGAAAGTGACGCCAAATTCTTCGACAGCCGCTTGCTCGTCATAGTTCAAATCAATCGCACCAATACCAGTTGGAAACAATCCTCTTAAAGTATAAGTTTTGATTGTATTTCCATTTCTGTCAAGGTGGTCAACAAATGCGTCAACTTGATAATCAACAGGATTTGTTAATCCTTCGTTATCTGACATATTGTTGATACCATTTTGCCATCTTTCAAAGGCGTTTCTTAACTTAAAGTTTGTATCGTTAAGAACCTGGATAGACCATTCATCAAATGTTCTATCACCACCAATGTAGATTTTTCTACCTCTAAATGGTACTTCTACCACACCAACATTCATTGCTGGAATAGTTGTGCTTCTACATAAAAATGCTAAGTCTTCTATTTCGCCACCAACTTGAGCGTAACCAGGAAAAGGCATTGTCACCTTAAACTGATTACTTCTAGCGCCACCGCCAGCAAGTTTAGCTTTGAAGTCATTAATGTTTGCCATTTTTTATTTCTCCTCTACTAACCTGCTACTTCGTCAAACGAAACGCCGGTTCTTGTTGCTACGAATGATAATGTAATGAAGTTAATGCTTCTAGCAGGTTTAATAAAAATTTCTGCTTTGAATTCATTTCTATCAATTACATCACCTGTGTTGTTAGTTTCATCACATACTACTAAAAAGTCTGTGATACCTCTACGACCTTGTACTTCTCTTAAAAAAGGTTCTACAATGTTTCTGAAGTTAGCTCTTGTAAATTCATCATTGAATTCAAACAATTGAAACTTCGCACTTGTTGAGATTGCCTTTTCTAAAGTGATAAACAGTCTTCTTACATTGATTCTATCAAAAGCACTTGGACTTGCAAGAGCAGTTTTGTCACCAAACAATACTGTTCCTTGTCCTGGGAAAGTAGATACTGGATTTACTCTCTTAGGATATAACTCATCTCTTTGTGTTTTTGTAGGATTAAATGCAAGTTTAACAGCGCCTCTTACAACACCTCTATTGAAACCTGCTGGTGAGAACCAACTGTCTGCAATAAGGTCTGTTCTAGCCGCTAAGCCTGCCATGTCACCGTTAAGTGGTACATATCTGTAAACATCATTGTATCTGTCGTACATATATTTGTAACCTGAATCAAAGAACGCATATGAAGAAGACGAAATGCTTGAATAAAAATCTAAAACATTTGACTTTTGCGTGTTTGAGTTTGTTACATTTACTACATCACTTCTTTCAGGAGAAGCAAAGACAACACAGTCTTTTCTTGCTTCTGCAATTGTGATTAAGTTTTCAATATGTGTACTGTCGCATGGACCAGCAATGATTAGACCAACATCAACTGTTTCACTATCAGCAAACTTATCATATGCGTCTTTTAGTTGACCAGTTGTTACAGTAGAACCGTTTGAACCGCCACTCATTGAGTCGCTAGTTGGAGCAGTTACACTTGTAAATGTTGTTCCTGAAGCTGCATTACCCCAGTTTGTACCATTAGAGTTATGTTTTGTCCAATAGATGTATTGAGATTTAGTGTAGATAACATTTGGATAATAGTTATCATTACCTTGTGGGTCTTTTGCGTCAGAAGCTTTAGAAAGTTTTGAATAAGTTTCTAAAATAGTTCCTGGTGCGCCTGAAATTCCACCGTCTTCGTCAACAACTACTACATGGATTTCATCTCCGCTTCCACTTCTATCTGAAGTCCAAGCTGATGTTCCTGGAGCGCCGTCAACAGCGTCATAATATCTCCATCTTCTTTTTATTCTTGCGTCATCAGCTACAGCTCTTTTTAAACCGCCAGTACCTCTAGGGTGTTGAACGATTGTTATTTGAGTTGAAGCGACAGCAGTTACTCTATACTTTTCTCCGTCATCAAAATCAGTTGCACCGCCTGTTGTTGAAAACTCAATAATGTCACCTACATTTAAGTAAGTTGTAGCATCTGAGTCCATAGTAACAGTTGTGTCGCCAACAGCTAGGTCAGCTTGGTCAACTTGTTGTGAAGTTGTTAATGTTTCTTCATAAGCAGTCGCTGAAGGACAAGTAGAAACAAGTAAATTGTTTCCGTCTGTTCCAGCTTCTCTAGCAACAAAATCTGCGTTACCAGCGTTACCGCCTGAAGCATAATTATTTTGCCAGTCTTCCGTATTCTTTACTAAAACACCTGTTCCAGATGTTGAAGCATTTACAGCGGAAGTTTGGGTAGCTCGTACTACTCTTAAAGAGTTAGAATATTGTAAAAAGTTAGCAGCGCTGAAAAAGTATTCGAAGTTACTTGAATCAGGTTTACCAAAAGTTTCTACAAGTTCTTGTTCACTAGAGATACTTACTATTTCGTCTAAAGGTCCTTTGTTGAATGAACCAGCAACGGCCCCAATAGATGTTGAAACAGCAGGAATGATTCTAGTTAAATCTCTTTCCTGTACGAGAACACCTGGTGATACTTGAAATGCCATAGGTTTTCTCCTTTAATTAGCTAATTACCTTGTTTTGCATATTAAAATATTCAAACTTCGTATTATTCATACGCCCATATTCAAACTTTGTCATACAGATATTTATAAGATACTGGATTTACAGTCCTTTTCTGACTACGGGGTGCCAAACTGTACCATATTCGTCCACCTCAGATTTTAATTCATCTGGTGTTCCGTCATCTATAAAACCAAAAGGCGCCATATCTTGTTCAATTAAAGCAGCCTGTTCTTCGTATAGTTGATTTCTTATGTTTGAATTCGATAACTCTTTAAAATACTGTTGGTTTGACAACCAGCCAAATATGACTAGACACATCATTAAATCATCATTACAACCATCCTCCGCCATCCAGGAGTTACCACGCCTACTAAATGTTGACATCTCCTCTATTAACTGAAAATCATTGATGATAAACTTGTCACTTTCAATTAATGTCTTAATACTAGAGGTTCCTAATGCTTTGACTTGTTTTGTCATACGAACACCCATAGATGTACCACGACCACTAAACATGGCACCTAGTATTTGACCAGCTCTACCTCTTTGTGTAGTCATCATCATATTGTCATATTCTAGCTCCATTTGTAATATCTCTGCAATCTGCTGACCTATATCATTTACTTCACAAAGTATATGTGCATGATTATAACCTTTAGCAACTTGTTCTATTATACTAGGAAATAAGTGAGGTTTAATTTCGTTATTTTTATAAGTTGCAACTACTTCATATGGTATTTTTGTAACATCAATCATTGTAAAGGCAGAATAATCTTTGCCTGTACCTCGAGCTACATCAACTGTACAACAATA